CGGGATATTCCCGTGTTTTTCTTTTACTATTGTATTTATTACTGGATTATATATGTCTATCCTTTACATTTAACTTTTGCTTGTTAACGGTTATATTCGTTCTTGGACTGTTATATTGTATTACCATATATTTTACATTTAGTTTTACTTTGTACACTTTTGGATTTATATGGAAGCGTTTACTGGGCTTGGCCTCGGGTACTCAACTTTAGAATCCTCGCACATTTAAACCCTGTATTTTTACATTAAGTAGCCTTAAATTATTTAGGCAATCCTATATTTGTAAGTTTTTAAACTTTCACCCTTTTATTTCCTTTTTATATAAAATAGCATTCTTGCTATACATAAAAGTTATTTATTTTGTACAACTTTTAGTGTATTAGTTTTCACTGTATTATGAATACCTACCTCTACCGTAAGGTTATGTAGCTCGTAGGACCAACGTCCGTTTAATATATATTACTTTTACTCTTTTCTTTAATAAAATTTAATTAACGCTGTCTTCTGACAACAAAAACATTTAGAAAATATCCCAAAAATATTCAATATGCCAATAAGTGCATTTTTGAAGTGTGTTTGAAAATTTTGACATAAAATTTTTATCTTAGCTCTGAGATTAATATAGAGACTGTAGCTACCCTTGTATTGGTAGCACCCCAAAATTTTACACTTATTATGACTACAACTATTCAACAAACGTATAAAAATGAACTCGTCTCCCAGAACGAAACCTTAACTTTTGTTAATCCTAAAACTAATAAGCTCGCGCCCAACGTTTTTACTCGTACTCTTTCTGTATCAACTATTACTGATCATCTTCCTGAAGATTATTTTTATAACTCTGATATTGAATCTCCGTCTACTTCCGATTTTGACCCAATCTTAGGTAGTGATCCGCTCTCAATTACAAGGATCACTAACTTTAGAAAGGATAAAACTTTTAAGAATATGTTCAAGTATTTCAATGCTAGAGTACAGCCTTCACGTCGTAAAAATGACAACGCAAAGGCACAGGGAGCTTTTGATTTTGATGTTACTGTTCCTGTTAGTACTCAAGTTATAATTGAAGATTCTATTGAACAACTTGGTGATATAACCAATACTTTATGTACTTCTATAGATGCTTTTGGCATTTCTGTAGAAACAATAGCTTTATCTGGTTCTGAAAAATCCAGTTTACTTAAATCTCTTTCTAGTATGTCTACCTCTTTAAGAACTCTCTCTAAGACTGATATACCGTCTGAAGTTAAAGATGTTATTGATACGCTTAAGGATGAATTTTTACCTTCTGATGGTACACGTTCTTTTGGTGCTTTTGCAGTTTTTACTGCAGCTGCAGCTTATCATTATCATTCTAGAACTTGGACTTCAAGTATTATTTTAGCTTTAAGTTTAGGTGCTATTTTAACTTTTACTGATATTATGTCTAAATCTGGTACTTATCTTGTAACTTTTGCTACTTTTATTATATCTCTTTTTGCTGTTAAGGCTGATAGTGATAACCCTAAAGCTGAGATTACAGATACTCAGTTTGATGGTTTTATAACTTCATTATCTACTATTTATTCTGGTTATATTGCTACTTCCTCTGGAAAGCCTATACCTCTTGAATGGATGAAAAATCTTGGAACATTTAGTAGAGCTAAATCCTCTATTGTTGATTTCTTGAAGTTTTTCGTTCAAGGTATTGAAATTGTTGTTAATTTTATAAAGGTCGACGCTTTAGGAGGTACACCATTAAAGTTCTTTGAGTTACACAGTGATGTATTAGAAAAATATGTTGAAGCTGTTAAAGAAATTGTTACACAAGTTCAAGAAGGTTCATTTCTTACTGAACTTGATAATGGACCAGTTCTTGATCATTTAATTGTTCAAGGAGAACGTTTATTACAGAAAATTTCTAATGAAAAAGCCCTTGCTGGTGATAAGACTGCTTTATCTGTTCAAATTAATCGTTTGAATAAGCTTAGAGAAAATTTCATTGCAATTCATGGAGGAACGCACGGTTCTCGGCAGGAACCTGCTACTGTTCTTTTTAAAGGTGGTCCAGGTACTGGTAAATCAGTTGCTATGGAACAACTTTCTCATGATGTTTGTTTAAGAACTCTAGGTGGTATAAGATTAAATAATTTTACGAACTTACCTTCACGTGAAATTCACAATCGTGTTCATGAGAACAAGTTTTGGGATGGTTATTCTAATCAGTGGGTTACTACTTTTGATGATTTTGCTCAAAGTATTGATGTTGCCGGACAACCTGATAATGAGTTTATGAATGTTCTTAGAGCATGTCAAGGTTTTGAATATGTTCTTCATATGGCTCATTTAGATCAGAAAGGTCGAACTGTTTTTGATTCAAAATTTGTATTACTTACTACTAATGCTATACATTTTCATGCTTGCAATTCCTTATTATCTCATGATGCTTTAATGCGTCGTTTTGATTTAATGTATGTTGTTTATCCTAAACTCGAATTCACTACCACTGAAACGTCTAAAATGGCTTTATTTAGTAGAAAGTTAGATAACTCTAAATTGATACAGACTCCTGTTTCTACAGCTCTTCCTAATGGGGAAGTTGTTGTTCAAGATGTTCCTGATCTTAATGTAAATTGTTTGCTTTTCCAAAGAGTTGATGTTAATCATATTAATATTGGTTTACCTGTAGAGTATAACGATGTTTTAAATGCTACAATAGATATATATACTGTTAAGCGTGGTAGATTTGAACTTTTTCAACAAAAAGTTAAAGCTCGTAATGAGACTTTACCTGTTTTTGTTAATGTTAAATCTGAATCTTCATTCTTTGATCGTTTAAAGGTTAAAGAAACACGTTTTACTCTCAGTCAAATGAAATCTTTGGATTTATTTGAAGATGATATTCGTGAAGCTATAAATAGCTTTATGTCACGTTACGTTCAAACTAGTGGAATGATTAGGTCTATAATGGACTCTATGTTTTCACGTCTCAGTTGTGATGTATATGGTACAAATTATGTTGTTATTTATACTTTTGATATTTTCTTAGGAGTTTTATTAGGTGATTTAAGATCAGATGTTTTACCTCTTTTCTGTCCAGAGTTTATTTTGGAAAAACCCGAGCTTAAAGGTACGCCTTTTGAAGCTGGTCCTGAATTTGACTTTATGATGAGTGTTGCTAAGGATATTGGTGCTAAGTATAGTTCTTATAGACTTTCACATAAATTTGTTTTACCTCTTTGTAAGGATTATGAAGTTCCTGACTTTACGACTTTTAATCTTAGTATAAAAGATAAAATTAAAAACTTTTATTTACAGTGTATTAATAGTGATATTATATTATCAATATCATGTTTTCTTGAAAAGCAAGATAAATGGTTCTTAATTGTTTCTGGACTTACTTTATTTTTTGGTTCTCTTATGATTTCAGGCTGGTTATCTTCTTTCTTTTCGAAAGATAACCATAGAAAAGCCAAATCACAGTCCTTTGGTCATTCTGATAGAATGGCAAAGACTTCTAGGACCAAATTTTATAATAAAGTTTATGATCAATTTCAGCCTGCTGTTAAGTCTCAAGCTGGCTCTAGTATTGATGCTAATGGTGAATTAATAGTTGATTCTATATTAAAGTCTAATCATTTTGATTTTTATGTTCAAACTTCTTTAGACGATGATAAGTTTTCTTGCTTAGGTGCTATAACTTTTGTTAAGGGAACTGTTGCTATTATGCCTTTCCATTTTGTTATGAAATTAATAATGCAAACTGATAATGATCCTGATTATATGGATGCTAAAGTTAAAGTTTCGAAAGAGAATGGTGTTGAAAGATCCTTCTTTATTAGAGATGTTATTAATGGTTATTATATGGATGTAGCTAGTGATTTAGGTGAAAATGATTTATGTTTAGTTCAATTTCCTGTTACAATGCAAATTTGTAAGGATATTATATCTAAATTTGCTAAGAAAGATGATGTACCAAAACATATTCATAATATTCCCTTTATTATGCCTATGCGAAAAGGTACTCGTCAAGGTTTTGCTAGAGCTGTTGATAGAGAATTGCCTGTTGACATGGAATTAAATTTCAATAAGGTTATTGATAATGAAAATCCCACAAGTTTAACATATTATGTTAGAGATTCGTATGCTTATGATTCTTTTACTACTTATGGCGATTGTGGTTCTTTATTTTGTGTCATGAACCCTTTAGCTTCTGAAAGGAAGATTTTTGGAATTCATGTAGCTGGTGGTGGTAAGAATCAAAATTCTTATGCTGCAGCTGTAACCCAAGAGTCAATTTTGAAGGATTTAAAACACTTTCAGGATGTATTTGACTCAGAACCTGTTGATAAATTTGTTACAGGTGAAAGTGGTGTTATTTTTGGTAATAAGCAGTTTAATACTCTTGGTACTGCTCTTTCTCCTCCTTCTAGTAATTTTAAAACTTCCATTAAGCGTTCAAGATGTTATGGTGATGTTTGTATGCCTTTGACTGCGCCTGCAGTTTTGCGACCAATCACTGTAAATGATGTTTTAATGAATCCTTTATATTTAGCTCAATCTAAGTATTGTCCGCCTCCTGTTTGGATTAAGAAATCAAAGATTGATGCTGTTTTAGATGACTATTTCGCTTGGAATGAACATGTTTCTAGACGTGATGTTGATAGACGTGTTCATACTGTTGATGAGGCTCTTTTTGGTTTACTTGATGAATCTGAATCTCGTGGTTTAGCTTCTAATACCAGTGCAGGTTATCCTATGACAAGTGGTGTTGCGGATAATTTGAAAAAGATTTTGTTTGCTACACAACCTGATACTCCTGAAAGAGCGTTTGCTACTGAATTAATTCGTAATGAAGTTAATATCCTTTTGGAGGATTATTATCTCAAAGGAATTAGACCTTTGTTTGTTTTTACTGATTTTCTTAAAGATGAAAGAAGATCATTAGAAAAAGTTAGATTATGTGTGACTAGATTTGTATCTGGAGCTCCATTTTTATACTTATCTACATTTAAGATGTATTTCGGAGCTTTTGCTTTACATTATCAGAAAAACAGGATTGATAATGGTTCGTCGGTTGGTGTTAATCCTTATAGCTCCGAGTGGGATGTTATTGCTAAACATCTCACTCGTTATGATAGAGAATCTGATTCTCATGTCGGAGCGGGTGATTATTCAGCTTTTGATGGGAGTGAAGTTCCTATTATTCATTATGCTATTTTAGATTATGTTAATAGGTGGTATGATGATGGTCCAGTTAACTCAAAAATTAGACATTTACTCTGGCAAGAGGTAGTTAATTCTCGCCATATTGCTGAAGGTGTATTATATGAATGGTTTTCTAGTTTACCTAGTGGCCATCCAGGCACTATTTGGATTAATTGTATGTATAATCATTTTGCTTTTAGATTAACTTGGTTACGTATTTTTGAAACTGTTCGTGGTTATAATGAAAATGTTTATGTAATAGTTTGTGGTGATGATAATACTTTTACTGTAAATCATCCGTATAGAAGTAAATTTAATGAACTTACTCTTGGTCCTGTTATGAAAGAAATAGGTTTAACTTATACCACTGAACTTAAGGTTACTGCTGTAGTGCCTTTTAGAAGATTAGAAGATATTGAGTTCTTAAAACGCTCATTTCGTAAAGAACACAGATTAGGTCTTTGGTTAGCTCCATTAAGACTTAGTGTTATTCTTGAAATGCCTAATTGGACTAAGAAACATGACTCAGATGGAATTTTAGCTTCTAACATTAATGAAGCTCTTCGTGAATTATCTTTACATTCGAAGCCTGTTTTCGATATGTGGTCTCCTCTTATCATTGATGTGTTTAAGAAACATTACCCTGCTATTATGCCTGTTAAACCTCTATTACTACCATACACTACCATTCAGGATGATGTATGTGCTAGTTTAGAGTATTATTAATTTTCTTTAGACCGAAATGTCTATAAACTAGAGCATGGGTGTGTGCCTTAAACACACCCAACCCGGGAAGTTGTCAAACTCGTCCAAAATACCCTCGAAGATGTGATCTTGCTGGCCGGTCAAATCCATGTATATAACCGGTCTTGTATTGCTATTTTCGTTAAAGGCGTTTGTATTTACATTACTTATCAAGCACGCCGTGAGCAGCCCTCACAACGTTAGATACCCATGGTACGATATAATAGATAAGGATGTCTATAATATTTAAATTATATCCTGCTTCAACAAATCAAATACCGGATGTTGACCCGGATACTGTCAACAACAATTTCGCCACTTCTGTAATGGATATGGCGGTTTCTCATACTACTGATGCTACGACTGGTAATACTACCGATGCAAATTCAACAACTGCTACAGTTTCTAATGAATTACGCATTGATAATTTAATAATTTCCAGTTCGAGTGGCAATTTTTCTCAGGATATTAAAACTTTTCTTTCAAAACCCAGGATTTTAAATCCTGGGATTTTGCAAACAACTGATATTGTATCTACTTTTCCTTCTTTTGTTATCCCTCAGGCCGTGCTTTCTGCAGGTCTTATTCAGGACAAAATTAGAGGATTTCTTGGTTTTAGAGGTACTTCTGTGTTCCGCCTTCAAGTGAACGCAAATCCTTTTCAACAGGGTAGGTATATGTTGGCATTTGTACATTCTGGAGGTTCTGCCCCTAGTACTCCTGCTGGTGTTGCTTGGTATAATATGCATATGTCTAATCTTACTCAAAGAACTCAACTTCCTAGAGTAGAAATTGATATTTCGTGTGATACTGAAGCGATCCTGCGTATACCTTATAATTCCTGTTTAAATTTTACTCCTCTTGGATCACTGACTTCTGGTGATCAATTTGGAGCTATTGGTACTGTACAGTTGTTTCCTTATGTTGCTCTTGCTACTGGAACTGGCTCTGCTAATTGTGCCTATACTCTTTGGCATCATTTCGAAGATGTTGAACTTATTGGTCCTTCTGCTCCGCAGTCTGGCCGTATATATGGTTCTACTCGCGGACGCAAGTCTATTACTGAAAAGGAAGCTGATAGTGTTGGAATGGGCCCTGTTCAATCCACGCTTATCAAGGTTTCCAACGCTTCTTCGTTGTTTAAATCTATCCCTTTACTTTCTGCCTATGCTTCTTCTGTATCGTGGATGTCTGATATTGCCGCTTCTGCTGCTGGTGTATTTGGATTTTCTCGACCTGTTAATTTGGAGCATGCTAAACGTATGACACGTGAAGTTATGCCTTATTTCTGTAATGTTGATGCCCCTGATCAATCTATGCCCCTCTCACTAGCTGCTAAAAATTCAGTTGTTATTACTCCTGGATTTTCTGGTACTGATACTGATGAAATGGACTTTGGCTTTATAGCTACTGTTCCAGCTTGGCTTTTTACCAATGTTTGGACCACATCCATTACTTCAGGGTCTACTTTGTTTACTCTTCCTATTTCTCCTAATAATAATGCTCTAACTAGAACTGTTACTGGAGGTCTTATTGCTACTGCTTATGTCCCTGTTGCTTTTGTATCTACTTATTTTAACTACTGGCGTGGTTCTTTAATTTTCAATTTTAAAGTTGTTAAAACTGAATACCATTCTGGTCGTATTATGATAGCTTTCTTTCCGGGCGAACCAAATGAAACTAATCCGGTTTCTTTTGCTAACTCAGACTACTGTCATAGAGAAATTATTGATATACGAGAATGTAACACATTTGTAATTAAAATACCTTTTATTTCATCTTCACCTTATAAACCTTTGGTTGGTGTTGATTCCATAATTGGTACTCTTGGTTGTTATGTTGTTGATGCTCTAGTTGCACCTTCAACTTGTTCTTCTAATGTACAAATCATTTGTGAAAAATCTGGTGGTCCAGATATTGAGTTTTCAATTCCTACTAATGTTATTAATACTCCTTTCGCTAATGTTACACCTGAAGCTGGTAAAGTTTTTGAAGAATCTAAACCGCAACCTAATAATTGTTCTGAATTATCTACTGATATTGGTTCTTCCTCTGTTACTGGTGATTCAAATATGAATGCTGCCGTCTGTATAGGCGAAAGTATTTCATCTTTTAGAACTCTTCTTAAACAAACTAATTTAATTCCTTATACAGCTACTTTATCGACCCCAGCTGTTAAGTTTACTTATGTTAATCCTTATGCATGGACCATTATGTATAACTCTTTAACTAATCCTATCCCCACTACTCAAGCGGATTTGTACGGAACTTTATGTTCATTGTATGCTTATAGTAGAGGTGGAGTAAGGATAAAATTTACTGACAATGTTACTGTCGGTACTGCATCTACCCTTCCAGTGCAGACTTATATGGGTACCCAGAATCAGGCCTCTCCCTCTGTAACCTTCTTTGCCAACACTAGTGCTGTTGGAACTGATGCTTTAGGCCTAACTACAGTTACTGGACGTATTGGAGTCCCAACTGTTTTTACTAATATCAATGCTAATGAATGCACTGAAATTCAAGTTCCCCAATATCATCGCTATCATTCTAGATCTAATCAAGATCAAATGGCGAGTGCTAATACTCCTTATGTATATGCACATCCTTCATTAAGTAATCGTATGGTAATATCTCGATATTATCCTAATCCTACTCCCGCAGTCTTAGCTGGTTCAAACTCTATTTATAGAGCTGGCTCTGATGATGTGAATTTTGGTTTATTTATTAGCATCCCATTTATGGGCTCTGCTAATACTATTCCAAATCAATAATGAATTTAAAAGGTTTTCCAGTTCCTTTCAAAAACGGCCCTATAATACGGGTGAAAGTATAGTGTCATTCACTATAAACATGCATAGTTACAAACTTTAAGGTTTGTTTGCTAACTAGAGACCCTCAACTTCCTTTGAAATAAAGTTTTGGGCTCCGTCAATTGAGTTGACGCTTCCGAATAGATTAACGTATTACGATGATCCTAGGTTTCTTATGATTCCCACAAAATATTTAAAGATATTCGGTGGCATTCCTATTGATATACTAACCCAGGTGAGTTTACCCCGCCCCCTTACGAAAGGCGGGATGTTTTCACTGAACATGTACATAGGTTTATAATAGTTCATATTATAAATCTGTGATTTTCC